GCAGCTGTCGCTGCGGTATCGGAGGACTCCTGAGCCACATACAGTGACTGACTGAAGTTGTCGTTCAGGTCTTGAGCCCGCACGGTGGAGCCATTGGCAAAGATAGCCGTAGCGGAGTCGGTACCGGTCTGACGGAAGATGCGGATGGCATCATCCTGAGCGGGGATCGTGTTGAACCTAACGGTAGTAGCGTTGCTAAGGGTGTATTCAGTTGTCTCGACAGCATTAACGCTAACGCGGATGTCTGTCTCAGCTAAGTATGGGAAAGTAAAAGAAAAGAGACGGGTTGAACCGTCTCCAGTGTAAGTGTTTTCAGTTGTAGCCATTAGTTACCGAACTCGATTAGGGATTGGTAGCCGTTCGGGAGTCGATCAGCCTGTGCTGCGTACTTATCCATCATCATCTCAGCGTTAAGGTCCGGATACTCCTGCTTGAGTCGCATCACAGCCACCTTCTTGGCGGCACGGAGCTTGTTAGTGATCTGTCGATAGAAGTATTGGTCTTCCTTCTTGACGCGGTGGCCATTGCGGACTTTCTCTTGATACTCGGCAACTGCTTGCTTAAAGCTGGGCTTAGTTACCCAGGACTTCAGGTCGTTGTAGATACCGGTTTCAGAGATAAAGGTTGCGAACTGTCCTTTCTGTTCAGGAGTTAGTTCAATACCGCCCAGTTCTTCAGAGATGACGGAGGTATCGAACTCGATGTCCTCCAGAGCATCACGAACAGGATCCTTGCCACGCTTGACGGTCTTCATAGGCAGGATGGAGTTACCGAAACCACCAGAGCCGCTGGTGATAGTGGAACCATCTAGCCAGTCGATCTTGTCAGCAGTGTTACCAGCAAGGCCGAGGGTGGCAGAGTGCAGAGCACGATCGTACTGTTCATTGAACTCCTGCATATATGGATGCAGGGCGTTGGTCAGGGCACGACGGGCACCAGCCAGGGGCACGAAGTTGTTAGCAGTCTCCAGTCCCATGGCAAAGAAGGACTCGGGGCTGAAGTTACGGCTGTTGAGCAGACCAGAGAGGGGTTCCAGGCCTTGGAACATGGACTTATCAGTCAGGTTCACACCCAGGGCATGGCTTAGATAGCCAGCCAGGTACTTAGCTCTGTCTTCTTCCATATCACCACTCTCGAAAGCGTAGTGGATGTCAGCAACAGCAGAAAGAATCTGACCGAAGGGTTCAATACGGTCATAGGACACCCAGCGATCACCCACACGGAATGAGCGGGGCTGGTGTGTTTTCAACCACTCCTTACGGCGTTGCCCACCAGCAGGGCCGTTGCCAGTGATCTGGCCGGTAGCTGCGAGGGTTGCAGCACCCAGGATGGTAGTAGTACCGAAGGCCAGACGGCCACGCATGATTGCACCTTCGACGGTGTTCTGAGTGATCACCTCACGGCTCTCCTTGAGGGCCATGTTGAGGAGGGGCACATGGGTACCGGTGTAAACCAGGACGTTGTGGCCGGTCTTCACGAAGGGGAAGAAGATACGCAGGGCCGGGACATCATTCAGGAAGCTGGCAAACTTGCCGGCAGGACCTGTTAGCTCAGTCTGGAAGGTGACTTCCTTGGCACCACGCAGTAGCTCGTCATTAAGCACACCACCGGACTTGGTAAAGTTACGGGAGTACTCAGACTTGAGCAGACGCTTAAAGGTCTCTTCAACAGCAGACTCACCTTCGGAGCCAGCCAGGTCGATCGCCTTCTCCATGGAGACGCGGTTGTACTCCATCCGGGTGACCATGACCTTGAAGAACTCGTCAGAGGTGGTCAGGAACTTGGAGGGCCAGTCGAAGAGGGGGAAGTTGGCAACGTCATGCAGCATGTGCATGAAGCCAGACCCAGCCTTCAGCAGGATGTCATTGCTCTCATCAGCCTTACGGGCCAACTCACGGAGAGAGGCTTCAGTAACGCTGTTCTCGACCATGTCACGGGTACCACCAACGTTGGACACTCCGGTCTTGGCAGTACGGACAGCCAGCTCAAAGGCTTCGGGGATGGTCTTGAAGAAGTTGTGATAGCTGGCGATAGCAGCTTTCTTTTGCTTGGCGTTACCACCGGCAGCCATGGTCAGGGGCCGATACACCATGTTGAAGGCGTTCGACAGGTTGTTGACCAGGTGGGTAGCAGGGCTCGAGAGCATCGAGTTGTACATCAGCTTCAGAGCAGCTTCAGTACCGAGCTCACGCATGTTCTTGGAGACGTCGACCATTTTGGTCACGTCACCGGCAGTCAGCTGCAGCATTGATGCTGTTCGCTGCGCCTGTTGCAGGGCCTTGGGGTCACCAGACTCCACACCCTTGACCATGTCCTCCAGCTCCTTGGTTGCAACCTCGAGGGTCTCGTCCAGCTTGCGGGGGTCGGCGGCTTTCATGAAGCCTTCCATGGTCAGGTTCATATCACCGACGTTGATGCTGTAGTCAGCCAGTCGGGTACCGATCAGGTTGCTGGTGTGCTTGTGCATCTTCAGCAGGGCCAGGAGGTTGTCCTTCATCTGTGCTATGTGCATGTCAGAAGGAATGCCTTCTTGGGCTGTCTTAGACACCTTGAAGGCGGCGTCGTAGATAGCTGAGGCGGTGTTAGCCATCATGGCTCGCACCTGGAAAGCACCTTGGCGGGACAGGATCGTCTCGTCGCCGTAGTTGGTCGTAGAGAAGGCCTCTTTGATCAGCTTGCCGTCGACGTCAAGGAAGTTGGCCAGGTCACCTTCGACAATCTCGCGCAGGGAGGACACAGTCAACCGGGCCTCTTTGGCCAGGGCAGACTCGTCAACCTCTGCAGACTTGATCAGGGCGTCGATAGCTTCACCAGCTCCTTCGCCACGGGCGTCAGCGATCTGTTTTACCTGGGCGTTAGTTGCCAGGCGGCCACCGCCACCACCGTTAGCCGGCTTGGCAAGGGACGTAGCAGCCTCCATCTGTTGGGCCGCAACCTTGGGCGCAGGCGTGATGGTGGGTTCTACAGGAGTTGTGTAAGCAGACTGTAGGTGTTGACCTTTGGTGTTGCGTAGGAGGTCCTTTCCGTCAGTCGGGATCTCGTCAACAGCTCTCAGGTCAAAGATAGCCTTCTGGTCAAACAGACGGCTGAGCATTTCTGCCTCGTCCTGATCTTCGACCAGTCGGGAAAGCTCGACCATTATCTTACCTTCATCTTCCCAGGCGCCTAAATACACGTCTTCACGAGTAAGAACGTCCTGATTTTTCGAGATAAAGGCAGCTACAGCATCAGGATCATTCAGACCCTCCAGCACCTCACCGTCAATGGCGACCATAAAACCGTCCACGGGAGATTCACCAGTGAAAGGGTCAAAGGTGCCACCAGGGAGGCCCTGTTCGACCATCTCCTCGAGGCGGTCGTAGGTGGCTTGAGCAAAGTCAGGCAGGATCTCCCGGCGGAGGCCAGGAGCAGCCGACAGGAAGTACTCAGGCACCACAGCAGCAGCATCATCCCAGGTAGTGGGGATGCCAGCAGCTTCCATGTCCTGGATCTGGCTGAACCGCTCGAAGCGGGCAGTGTCACCAGACTCGAGGATCCGTGCGGAGACCTTGGCCAGGTTGGGGTTACGGTCCACCACGGGA